ATTGGATGATATCCTAAACCTCGCATCTGCAATGAGCGAGGAAAATCCGGACGAAGCGAAGCTCAAAGAGAAGTTCGCAGCACTCCAGACGCGATTCGTTGCCGCAGGGCTTGAGGGGCAGGAAACGGCATTCCCCTTCTCCACATCTGAGGCTCAAAGCAAAGAGGAGGCCAAAATGTGGGCTGAAAATCTGCCGGATGCAAAATAAAAACAACAACAAACATGGCTATTAAATTCGAAAAGACACAAGTTAAGGGCGGGTTCCCGGTATTCTGGCGCGGAGAGCGCGAAGTGCTGCCGGGTGATTTCGCCGTGAAGGGCACCTATCCGGAAGGCACGATACTCAAAGAGGGAACGCCTATCAAACTCGATTTCGAGAACATGGAGTGCACCATCTGCAAATCGGCACGAATCGTAGAGGGCGGTACCACAACCAAACCGCGTGTCATCAAGGGCTCTATGTTCCAGATCAACGATGCCGTCAAAGTAGGCGATTCCTCCGGCACCATCAAGAGCATTAGCACCGCCAACGAATCATACGACGAAATCACATTAAGCGCAGCAATGACAGAAGCAGTAGCAGGCGCTGATCTGCTCGGAGGGGATGAAATTCCGGACGCCGTCATCGAAACGACAAAGGAATACACCAAGGCCAATGGATTTCCGACTGTCTCGGCAGCTTATGGGGCGCGAATCCTCAAGGATGTAGCATACCCCATCCCCGAGACTTGGCTGCAAGGCTACAGTATGAAAAACAACCCTGAAATCAAGTACATCAGACAGTAAAAGACAGGTAAACAATGAGCGAAGTATATTATTCTTCTATTTTCAGCGAGCTGACCAAGCAGGTGCAAGCTCGCATCGACGCAGCATCTGAACTGCGCAAGCGCTTGTTCGACCAAAATGTCTACGAGCGTTTTTTGGAGTGGGATACTCCCACGGTAGGGTTCAATTTCGAAGAGATCATCGGATCGTATAATCTGGGCGTAGCAGCTGCCACCTTGGATTCGAAAGGCAAGGAACCCATTATGGGAACTGAAGGCCTGGCTACAATAGCCAAGAAAGTCCTCATTCACCAAATGACCCTACCGATGCCCATTGAAGACTATCGGAAGGTACTTCAGCTGCTGGATTCACGCATGATCTCAGATCAGGCAAAGAAACAGCAGCTCGTAAACCTCATGTGGGGCGGCGTTGAACGGGTCGTGGAATCCGTACAGGCCAAAATAGACATCATCTTCCTAGGTGCCCTCTCGAACAAAGGGGTATTTTCATTCACTCAGGAAAACAACCCCGAAGGAGGTGTGCGAGGCAATATCGACTATGGCATGCCGCAAGAAAACATCGCCACAGCAGATACACAGTGGACGGAGGGCAACATCGACACGGTCGATGTATTCGAGGATATCCAAGGCATTGTCGATGCGGCTCAGGAGAAGGTGACCTTCGACCGCATCCTTCTGGATCAAAAGCGGCTTTCGTACATCCTGCGCAGCAAGAAGATGAAGCAGGTCATCTTCGGCACGGACAAATCATCGTCACCACTTCTGCTGGCCAACCTAAACGAGTTCATGCGGTCGAACGGATTGCCCGTATTCGAGGTGATCCGACGGATGACGCGCATTCAGGACAATGGCAAGATCCGCGAATACAAACCGTGGAATGACAAGAGCCTCGTATTCGTGCCGGAGGGTCGTCTCGGCGTTATCAAAAACGCCTACGCAGACAACGAGCTTCGCCCCGAGCCGGGAGTTGCCTACTCCAACTACGGACGCATCCGCATCTCGCAGTGGGGCAAAGGCGAGACGGATAACTCGAACGGCGTGGAGTTCACGAAGGCGCAATCCATCTCTTTGCCCGTCATTACCGAAATCAACGGTATTTACTCGCTGAGTGTAGAATCGTAGGAGTGCATGACGGTCGCAGAATGCATACATCAGGAGTTCAGCATGGTCGGAACCATCTCCGACTATGGCGTTCGCCGCTTCGCCAGGGAATGGGGTTACGATCCCAACTCCCTGGCGGGTAGCGACCATCAGCAACAACTAATCGCCAAGCGCGTATCCGAATTCATCGACAGCCTGATAATGCACCCTCTGTCGGTAAGCGAAAACGGGCATTCGGTGTCCTGGTCTGAAAGCGCCATGAAGCAACGGGCACAACTGATGCTTCGGCAATATGGCATCACGCCCGGCGAAGAATTGAGCAGCTCTATTGGCCTGTCCTCGATAAAGGATGCTTCGAACTTGTGGTAATATGTATTTCGCGCCCCACATACTCTATTTGAGGATCGATCCTCCCAAACAATACGACGAACTGGGACGTCCGATAGCTATGTCCGAAAGTGATGCGTGGCAGGAAATAGGTGATTGTCGTTGCGACGACGACACAACCATCCGCCTTGTATCAGAGAACGGAGAGGTACGCCAATCGAAATACCACATCGTCTACGAAGGGAGAGGAGTACCCAAAGGAGGTTACGTGAAATGCATTGACAAGGCAACCGGCACAGTACGGGGCGAAGGTACAGTGGCAATAGCCAAGGTAAACAACTATTTCAACGCTTCAGACCTTTGGATATGATTACAACGGGAGACGCGCGTAACATACTGTTCTCGGCGTGTAAGGGGGTTGGGATAAAAGACATGCACACTTCATGGGCGATCCCCGAGGGGAAAGTCGATAGAGAGCGTATCGTCGTCATCACACCACCCGAGCAGACGCCGGACACGTATTGGGAAAATTGCTTTGTTGCTGTAAACCTGTGTGTCCCCGACATCAAAGGGGAAGCGAACCTAAAACGGCTGGACGAACTCGAACGGGCAGCCAAGGCGAGGTTCAAGGAATGGACGTACGGCACTTACGACGGATCCGCATACAGGTACAGGTATGAGAATATCGGCCGCGAAGAAGATGTGAACCTCGGATGCCACTATATCTA